TGCATTTACATCAGAAGCAGCGGCTTTTGTTTCCTCCTCATTTTTCTTGTATTTTTCATTAAGCAGACTGATAGGATTGTTTTTCCAGCCTGCCGCCTGCAACGGGCGTCCGAGGAAGAACTGCCCCGTTCCGGTGAGTTGAGAATCAAACGCTGCAAGACCTGCAAGCGTATTTTTTCCAAGATATCCGGCTGCATTTTGCATTGATTCCCTGTTGCTGTTGACTTCCGCGGAAGCCTGAGCTGCGCTTTTCCTGTACGCCGTCGGAGAGACGTCGAACGTCCCCTCCTGCTCCGCCGACCGCGGAGTGTCGGCGAACATATCGGCCGCGGCCTGCCGCAGCCTGTCCATCGCTGAAGGCGTCTGCGATGCCGGCGCCGATACTCTGCTCATATAAAGCGGTGTCGTCACGTTCGCGCGCCCGAGAGCGCTCGGAACGCGTCCTGAAGGAGCCGCGGCGGAAGAAACATTTTTTATATATCCGGCTCTTTTGAACCTTTCCGCGAGCGCCGTCCTTCCTCCGGAAGAAGTCGCCGCGCCGGTGTTTTTCTGTACAGTTGTCTTTTCCTGCTCCGGAGAAATATATCCTGCTTTCTGAAATTTCTTTACAAGGGTTTCTCTGCTCATATCGTTTCCTCCGTATTACAGTCCGAGCTCCGCGTTTGTAAGAAGGCCGTACTGCTTTGCGAGCTGGTACGCCTGAGCTTCGGTTATCGTTCCTTTTTTTATAAGGGCTTCGAGATAGTTTGACATATCGTCGGAAGTGGTTCCGCTCCGGCGCTGGTTGAGCATCTCGCGTGATACGGCGGTATATGTGGAGCTGTCCGTGCCTGTATTCGCCGCGGCGATGTCGTTCAGCCTGTCGTTATATGTTTCTTCGCTTTTTTTTCTTTTTCCGGAGCTCTTTTTGCTTCCGGTACTGCCTGTGCTGCCGGAAGTTTTCGGAGTGTTATTCGCTATATAAGCGGCTTTCATGGCAGCGATTTCGGCGTCGGTGTAGCCGAGCGCCTTGTATCCGGAGAAGTCTCCGGCCGCTGCGAGCGTCGCGGCCTTGTCTGCGGCCTTGTTGTAATCGTCCTGAGCGGTGGAATATTTAAGCTGCTCGCTGTACTGGCTGTCGGAGACGTTGTCCCTGCTCTGGTTGTATGCGAAATTCCTGTCGGTGTTGTACTGAGCGAGCTGGTCCTCATATTTCGCGTAATCTGAGCTGTCGAGAGACGAGAGCAGGCTTTCCTTGTTGTAAAGGCCGCTGACCTCGTCTCCGTACATCTCGCGGGCCGCGTCCTCGAGCTTCGACATATAATCGTCGTAGGTTTCCGAGGCGGCTGTCGTGGCGTATGACGACGCGAGGCCGCCCGTGCGCGCCGATACCCTGCCGACGGTGTCGTCCATGGCCTTTTGTCCTGCGGCCGTGTACTTGCCCTTCAGCGCGGCGTATTCGTCGCCGGCGAGATAATCGGTGAAGGTTCCGTTGAGAATCTTGTCGACGAGACCGGAAATCTGGTCGTCGTACTGTCCCGTGTATGTCGGGGCGCTTCCATACTGGAAATTGTTTCCCTTTTTCGCGAGCCCGCTTCTTATGTACTCGAGGGCCGCCTGCGTCACGCTGTCGTTGGCGTATTGAGAGAGGTTTTTCGCCGTGGAAATCTTGTTGTTTCTCGAATAGAGAGAATCCGCCACGTCTGCGGCGTCGGCTCCGGAATTCATCTGATTTCTTATCACCGAGGCATAATCGGTCGAATCGTTGTTGCCGGTATAATCGTGCGTCTGCTGATAGCTGAGGCCCTCGCCCGCTATCTTTGCGTTGCGCTGATCCTCGAGCTGTCCGGCGAGCCTGTAATCGCCGGAAGCGACGGCCTTGTTTATTTCCGCTGTATAATCTGTTTTCTTGTCGTATGAAACAGCCATGTTCGTCACGCTCCTTATTTGCGTCTCTTTTTTTATTACTTATTTTCCAGCGCCGTTACGCGCGAGTCGAGAGCCGACAGGCTCGATTCCGTGTTTGTTTTCAGCGTTGAAACCGTCTGCTGCAATGCAGAAACCGTCTGCTGAATCGAAGTAACTGTTCCATGAAGCGCAGATAAATCATCGGAAAGGCTCTGAACGCTGCTTCGGACGTCGGAAACAGACGTTTCAAGAGCTCCGAGCCTCGACTGCATGGACGTTACCGAAGAATTAAGCGCCTGCACGTTGTTTTTCAGCGCCGCGACTATAAGAGCCATTTCCGCGCTGCTGGTTCCGGTGGCGGAAAGCGTCTTCGTCAGATTCGTATTGTTGAATTCCAGATTTTCCTTCATGTAGTACAGATAGTTTTCGAGCTCGCGAAGGGAGCTCTGCACATTCTGCACGTCCAGATGGTTCATGTCTTTGTCAAATATGGCCATAGGTCATACCTCGCTTCCGACGCGGAACTGACGCACCATAGACAGGACGGCGCACTCGCCGACTCCGGAAAGCCGTATTTCAAATTTATCGCAGCGGCGCGGCCGTATGGGAAGGAGGGCTGTTCCGGCCGTGAGCAGCTTGCCGGCGCTTTCCCACGCCCCGCCGTCGCATCGCGTCTCCGCCTCCGCGCGCGCTCCGGCGGCGAGCTCGAGCCGGATAAACAGCGTCGAGTAGTATTTTTTACCGTTTGCCGTCTCGTAAAACGGCGCAAAGGTAACGCTCCACGGGACGATTTCCGTACCGGCGTCGGCGTCAACGGACCATAGCGAGCCGTCGGAGGACAGCATATAGAGATATGTGCGGTATCGGCAGAAATCCACGGCCTCAGTCTCGTCCTCCTCCGTCCAGATGCCGGAAACCGTGTCGTAGACAAGCAGATGATACGTCGTTCCGTATCGCATGGAAATGTAGTATCGCGAGCCGTCCGTTCCGGCCGCGGCGTCGTAATAGCGGCGCTCGCCGAATACGGCGGATATTCTCTCGGGCGTTCCTCCGGAATACGCATACACGCCGTCGGGGGCCTTGTAGAACAGCACGTCGTTTATTATCTGCATGGACTTGTAGCTTCCGTCCTGCACTCCCGCGATATTTGAGGGGTACATATTGTATTCTTCGGGATAGCTCCCGAGTATCTTGTGCAGCGTATTCTCTTTCCAGAAAAGGACGCTGCTCGCCAGCTTGCAGCAGCCGGTAAAAAGCCCCGCGCTGCCTATCGACAGCGCGTAGGAATCCGTGGAGATACCGGAATATACGAAGAAGTTGCAGGGATCGCCCAGCGCCGACGCATATATCGTTTTGTCTGCGTTGCTGCACCCCCATAGGCGGTTTTGCGATTCGCAGATATAGTCCAGGTCGGGAATGCGGCGCTGTATTGTAATATTTGCCGTCTCCGTGCCGGCGGTGAGAGCGTTGGCGGAGAAGGTAACTGTGTGCTCTCCCACGGAAACGACGACGGCGTCCTTGTTGTTCGCGGCGTTTACCGTGCAGCCGGATATCGTCACGCCGTCGCCCTTGCTGAAAAGCGAGGACAGCGTCGTTCCGGACATCGTTATAGTGTCGGTGGTAAACACGGCTCCGGCCTGCTGCGCCGAAGCGCCCATAGGAACGATCTTTCGCGTGAGCAAATCCAGATACACCTTGTCCGGCCAGATAACGAGCTTTGTGTTCACAACGGCGAACTGCTTTTCTCCGGCGGTAACAGAGCCCACCACCGCGCCGTCGTAAATAAGGCTCGTGCCGTCCACTACGACCAGCTTGTCCCATGCGGTGACGGCCGTGGGCGCGACATAATCGCCAACCGCCTCACGCCGCAGGCGCGTAGTCAGATAAGGAAACCGGCGGGCTGACAGGTTCCGGCATTCCTTCGCCTGTCCCTCCTGCGCCGTGTCCGAGAAATTGAGCCCTGCGAACTGTACTATCTGCCGCTGGCTCGCGCTCTCGGAATATTTGATTTTCGGAAGCGAGGTCATTGAAAAGCCCCCCGTCAAATAGTGTTCCAGCCGCCGGCGCTGGTCTGTCCGGCCGTGCTGTTTCCGGAGCTCGCGGAATTTGCTCCGTAAGCGCGGATATAATAGCTCCTGAAATTGCCTATGGCGCTGTTGAACATCTCCATGTCGTTGGCGTAGGCCGTCATTTCGCGGTTGTAAAAGTCCACCATCGCCATGACGTAATAGATGTACATCTCGTCGTACGGGGCCGCGGCGAGCAGCTCCTTGTCACCGTCGTCGGGATATGCGTACGACGTCGCGTCCTCGGCTCCGATCACCTCGAGAGAAATCTGTCCGTCGAGCGCCGAGAGCCACGCCGTCACTTCCTCCGGCTTGTACGCGTGCGGCTTCAACTCCTGCACGCGATCTATGCAGTTGCTTATCGTCATAATTATTCACCTACCATATACGAAGCATAGGTGCTCCAGTTTGTCGCGGACTGATACGCCGATAGAGACGCGGAGGGAACGTATATTTTGCAATCCGACGGAATACTATTGAAAACGTTTGTGCTTGCCAGCGTAGGAGGGGTAGTCGGTAGCAAATGGTATTCCGCCATACCAGTACACTGATAAAACGCACCATTACCAATACTTGTTACACCGCTCGGTATTGTAACGTTCGCAAGACTGTAACAGCTTTGAAACGCATAATTGCTAATGCTTGTTACGCCGCTCGGTATCGTGATGCTCGCAAGACTGTAACAGCTTTGAATCACACCATAACCAATGCTCGTTACGCCGCTCGGTATCGTGACGCTCGCAAGACTGTAACACTGAAAAAACGCATAATAATCGCTAATGCTCGTTACGCCGCTCGGTATTGTAACGTTCGCAAGACTGTAACAGCTATGAAACACATAATTGCTAATACTTGTTACACCACTCGGTATCGTGACGCTCGCAAGACTGTAACAGCTTTGAAACACATAATTGCCAATACTTGTTACACCACTCGGTATCGTGACGCTCGCAAGACTGTAACACTGAAAAAACGCATAATCGCTAATGCTTGTTACGCCGCTTCCGATTCTTACGTCTTGTAACATATTTCGATAAACGGGATTAGAACCGAATATGTTATTAGCACCATTACCGCTCCCAAATCCCAAAGTGCAGCCGCTTGCGACCGTGAGCGTTATATCGTAGCTCCCGATTGCCGCGTATGTGTGCGAAGTGATAACGTTTCCCGTTCCGTAGATAGTCCGCGTTGCACTTCCGTCGCCCCAGTCTATCGTTACGCCCGCGCTCACAGTTTGCGATATATACAGCAGGAGCGTCATGCGCCCGAGTGCCGCGATATTGATAAGCAAATGAGTTTTTCCATCGGTTGTAATATACGTCGCGCCCACGTCTTGTTTTTGCGTAAGCGCCTTGACCTGCGCGAGCGTCCAGTTCCATCCCTGAAACGTTAGAGGAACGGCATCGGAACTGTGGTCTGGCGCGTCCGGCAGAGCCGTCAGCGCCTGTGCTTCCGCGAGCGTGTACGATTTTACAAGCGTACCGTCGTAGTCGTAAAAATTGACGTCGGACGGGGACACGCTCCCGCCGCCCGTAGGTATCGCCGCTATTGCCGTCGGAAAATTATCCGCGACTATCGTTCCCGAATCGCCTGTTTTCGCGCGTATGGCGTTTGCAACATCAGCAAACAGACTTGTTAGCGTTGTATGTGTATTAGCCATTAGTAACTACCTCCTATTGCGGAACCTATCGCGTCATCGACATACTTTTTAGTCGCCGCCTGAAGATCAGTCGTCGGTGCTCCGCTTAGCACGAGCGCTCCGGTCATCGTGCCGCCAGCAAGAGAGAGCTTGTCCTGAAGCGCTGTATAAACACCACCAGAAGAAATACTCTTTCGCGAGTTCAGCGTAGGACTCTGATCCATATATGAGAAGGGCTCTGCCGCTATACTCCAAATCCCTTCACTATCAGCATAAGCCAAAATAAGATAATTACTAAATGGCGTGCCGACTACACTCCGAAAACAAAACGCCGCAGGAGAGCCGGTATAATAATCCTGCATCCACAATAAGGTATAGTGTTCTATGCTAATTGTATTATCCGGAAAGCCGAAGCCAACTGATACCTCTACTGGATTGCTCTCGCTCGCATCTATCTTACAGATTATCGTCTTTCCTGCATTGTAAGCCGCGAGTATATCGGCATAAGCCGTGCTTCCGTACACAGCCGTGAATACACCGTTCGCCGCGTTCTGGCACCAGTATTTTGCGTTATTTGCGTCCTCGCCCGTGCGCGTTCCGGTACCTCCTACTGCCCAACTCTCCGCGATCTTATTCTCCGTCGCAGCGTTGGACGCGCTCGCCGCCGCAGCCGAAGCGCTCGCCGCCGCGTTTGTTTCCGATGTAGCAGCATTGGAAGCAGACTTCGATGCGCCTGAAGCTGAGACCGCAGACGCAGCCATAGAAACGTCTGCCGAAGTGACGGCGGAATCAATCTTATCGCATATCTCATCTACGGTGTTCGGTGATAACATTTCGCACTGGCTATATGCCGAAACAGGAGAAACTGAGAATGTTCCATTATCACTTTTGCCGCAAGAAACGGCTACAAACATACCATTGGCGTAAATAATATCGAACCACGATCCCACCGGAGGTGTCATGGAATTTAATTCAGAAGACGTCCATGTTATCCCATCTGAACTATACGCAAAAGTACCTGTGGCCCCGAGCACAACGTACTTTCCGTTGCCATACGCAATTACGTCCCAATCCGGGAATGTACTTCCGGTCTGTGGCTGAGTAGGTGCGCTTATTTCAGTCCATACTATACCGTCAACACTGTGCGCCATCTTGCTCGGACCATGTGTCATAGCTATGAACCCATTTTTCCCATAAACGAGTTCGGTCCATTCCAGTGAATATGGCAATGTTGCAATTTTCCAAGATGAACCATCTGTGCTATATAACGCCGAGGCGCTTTTTGTAACGGTTCCTGTCAGCACAAATTTGCCAGCACCGTAAACAGGAGTCCTCCAAACATTAGAAATAGGAAGTGTCGCAGAAGCCCATGTAATCCCGTCTGTGCTGTACGCTGCTGTTGTTGAAGCAAATGCAAGAGCTATAAATCTGCCGCCGCCATACGCAAGTTTATTCCATGACGCGCTTACAGGCATCGTCATAGCTACCCATGTAATTCCGTCAATACTATACGCCGCTGTGGCTGAGCCGTATGCTACGGCTACAAACTTTCCTCCGCCGTAAATTACCTCATACCATGACGCGCTTACAGGCATTGCGACCTCAGTCCACACATTTCCGTTTTCGCTATAAAATGCTGACGCCGAGCCGGAAGCTACAAGGACAAATTTACCATTTCCATAGGCTATGGAAATTTTAGATTGCGACCATGACTTTGAATCTGACCATGTTTTCCCGTCAAAAGAATATGCAGTTTGTCTATAATCTGTTATGTGCTGTAAAGTGCCCTGATAGTGGTCTCCGCTGGCAACGAATATACCATTACCATATAAAATTCTTTCCCAGTCAGAGCCCGGCATTGTCGTACTTACCCACGTTTCGCCACCGGTTTTAACCACAGTCTTTGCTACTTCGCTGAAATATTTGGAATTATTTGTATCTTCTCCGGCACGGCTATTTGTATTGCCTACGGCCCAGCTCTGAGAAAGCACTGCATCAGCAGCCGCAGCAGCAGCGCTCGCCTCTCTTGTATCTTCGAAGCTTTCTCTTTCTGTCTCCGCCGCCGCCCTCGCTGTTTCAGCGTTGTTTCTCTGATTCTCCGCAGCCGCTCTCGAGTTTTCCGCAGCCGCTCTCGAGTTTTCAGCCGCCGCTCTCGAGCTTTCAGCCTCCGCTCTCGCTGTTTCAGCGTTTGCGCGCGCGGTTTCTGCCGAAGCTCTGTCCTGTTCCGCGCCAGTCCGGGAAGATTCAGCCGAAGCCCGCGAGCTTTCGGCATTTACGCGGGACGTCTCGTTTGAAACGCGCGTGTTCTCCGCGCTCGTTCTCGAGCTTTCCGCAGCTGCGCGCGCTTCCTCCGCCGATACTCTTGCGGCCTCGGCGCTCTGGCGCGCGCTCTCTCCCGTGGAAAGCTTAAATCCGAAATTGTACGTTCCGTCCGCGTTTACTGTCTTTTCGACGGACGTCGCCTCCGTGGGCGCGACCTCGGTCACGCTCGCCGTCATGCCGGTCACCTTTGCGACGTTGGCCTGTATCTGCTCCGCCTGCGTAGCCGTAGGCTCAATGGGAGACACGTCGCTCGAGGGCGTCTCCGCAGGAAGCACGGTAAATTTTGTATGCGCCGCCATCATAACGCGCTCGGCGTTCGTTCCGCCGGACGCGATATATACGCCGCGTATGTTGAGCGTCATTTCTCCCGCGGCTGTAAGCGGCTCCGCCGGTACAGGGACGACGTAAGCGCCGGAGGCGTTCTTCATCGTCGCGTCGAGCAGGATGAAAACGGGATTCTCGCCGTTGGCGTCGGCAAAATAGAGCTTTATAGCTGAAAGGCCGTCCCACGCGTCGTCAAAGGACAGCGCGAGCGATACGGCCTTGCTCGAGCCCGCGGCTCCCGCTATGTGCGAGCTTGCGGTTATGATCTCGCCGGAGACGATAACTGTAATAATTCTGTTGCTCATGTGCTTTGTGCCTCCTTATAAAAAAGCGCAGGAGAGATAAATACCCTCCTGCGCCGTGTCGCAGAAACGCCGATGTTCCGCGGCCTGATATTAAAGAATGTTGTCTTTCGCGGCCTTCTGATAATCCTGCTCATAGCGGGTTATCATCTTGGCCGTGGCGCGGTCCTGAGCTGTGGAAAGCTCTATCGCGTCGGCCACGAAGCGAGGAACGCTGACGCGCACGCCGCGTTTTATCTGATAGCGTTCACCGTTGACGGCGACGTACAGGTCGTCCTTGTACTTGTCGTCGTCCTGAAAGAGCTCTATGTCAACGAGGTCCTTCTTCGCCTCGGCCATCGTCATGCGGGCTTTTCTCTCCGCCTGCGCGTCGAGCCTTCCCTCGGACGCTTTTTTCGCGTTCATCTCGGCCGTTACCTCGGCTCTGATCTGTGCTTTGAGCGCTTCAATATCCACGGTTCCGGATTCTGTTCCGGCTCCCTGAATATCAGCAGCGTCATTTTCTGTTTTTGTTCTCGGCATGGTATTATTCCTCCCTGCTTTATTGCGCGCTCCGGGCGGGGAAGCTCCCCGCCCTTATGCGCTTATATTCGAAAATCAGTTTGCGCCGACCTCGAAGGTGGACGCAGTTTCGATTCTGACCATATACTCCTCGACAAGACGAACGGCTGTCTTGATGGCCTTCCAGCCGACGGTCGCGCGCTGATTCAGGGGATCGGCGGTGCCGGCGGAGCCGAGCTGCTTGACGATGTGCGTAAGACCGCCGCCGTCGATTGAGGTCGTTCCGTAGGCGTTCGCGCCGAGTATAAGCGTGGAATAGATGTCGCGTCCCTCCGCTCCGGCCTCGCCGGGATAAATGGTATCATTGTCAGCTGCGGTAACATTTGTGTCAAGCGTAAGCGTGGAAGCGGTGTTGGCCGTCACCTTGGCCTTGACGCCATTAACAAGCACATAGCGGCCGACAAGCGCGGACGGAAAAATCGTCGCGCCGTCGACGTTGACGGAATTGCTGTTGGTGACGGCTCCGTTTACTGTCATCGTGCGGCAATTATTGTAAGAAAAGTCCTCGGCGTGGAACACCTTTGCCTCGGTGCTCTCGGTCCAGCGTACGCCGCCGACGCAGCCGATCTCATTGTCGTACAGCTCGGAGGTATCAACATACTGATGCGGATACTTCCAGTCGTCGTCGTCCATGATGTCGAACTTGGTGTCGGGGTGGATAATACCGGCGTAATACTTGCCGTCGGGCTTGGGAGCGTTGACGATGGACAGGGTGCGGACGCCCTTGCGGACTGCGCGCACGGTGAGATAATCGTTGTTCGCCGCCGTCGCGTCTCCGCCGACGAGCAGATGGCGGAACGCCTTGGAGCCCTCGCCGTACTGGACGTTGGTGCCGCCGTTGAGAACCTCGCGGGTAACGGTGTCGAGAGTGCGGCCGGCCTGAGAGCCGAGTATCTTCGTGGCCTCGGTGAGGTTGTTGTCGATGGCCTCGAGCTCGAGCAGGTCGGAGGTCTCGATGTAGTTGCCGTACTGATGCACGGTAGCCTCGATCTCCGTGACGGAGAGCTTGCTGCCTTTCGGCGTAACGCCCTCGGTGAGCGGAGTGAGCGCCTTGGGAAGCGAGGCGTACTTGCGGAATTTGATTTTGTTGCCGTTGTGCTGCGGGATATTGCGCATCTGCGCGAACTGATCGTGCACGAGCTCGGGCTCCGCGGTGGTGATGAGCGTCATGTCGTAGTATTCGCGCATTTCCGGCGTCATGCCGGCGTCGGTGGTCACGTTCGTGTTGTCGAACATATTGAGCACGATGGGAAAAATAGTAAATTCTCTGTTCATAATATTTTGTCTCCTTTACTGTCGGCGCGGAGACATTGGAATCACAGGACTATGCGCTCGCCGCGGGCCGTAGCCTTCCAGACGTTTTTAAGGTCCTCTTTGCTCCAGCTCTTGGGATCGGCCTTGACGACCACGCCGGACTTCGGCGATACTCCGTTCTCCGCCGGCCTCGCTCCGCGCGCGCGGATATTGGAAACCACGGCGCTTGCGGCCTGCTTTGCGGAGGCTCCCGCCGCTGCGCTGAGCATATCGTCCATGTGAAGGACGCTGTAAGCGTGCTGCACGGAGATGCCGTTTTTCAGCATCTGAAGAAAATCGGGGCT